CTGCTACAACAGTTAAACCTACAGTAGCTACAACTACTCCTACTGTAACAAGTACACCAACTGTTGCAACAGTTACACCTACTGTTGATACAACTACTGTAACAACTGTTGCTACCACTGCGCCAACAACAAATACTGGTATTGCCACTTTAACTTCACCAACAACAAGTGTTACTACTAGTCCTACAACTAAAAAATATACACAAGCAGAAGTAAATGAGGCGCTTTCTAATTTGTTGGCAAACGATCCAAATGCAAGCAAAGCAGACATATTAGCTGCGGCGGCAACTTATGGAATTACAGCAGATCAAATTAATGCGGCATACGCAAATTTATCTATTAATAAACCAACAACTACTACACCTACTACACCTACCACAGCAACTACTTCTCCTACTATAGCAACAACTACACCAACAACTGCATCTTTAACACCAACTACTACTATCTATGGCAGAAGAGAAGTTGAAGCTTTAAATGTACCGGGGTATGGAACAATAGCTCAGACTGAACTTACAGGCTGGGAACCTTGGCGTTTGCAGATGTATGGCATTACAAAAAATGCTGATGGTTCTTTTGCTTATGGCGGTGGCCCAGCTTGGACTACGGCTACTGGTACGACTAAGACTTTGTATGACCAGATTAACAACATTTCTAATCTTCAAGGGATGGGCGGTCTTTATACAGGCGGTGCATTAGGAAAAGATGATGGTGGCCTTGGGTCTAAAGAAGCTGTTCTATGGGACTTTACTAACAAGTTAACTGCGTTAGGAGTTACCAGTCTTGCAGACATTGGTAGGCGTACTGTTACTAGGCAAATTGAGACTGAACAAGGTACTCAAACAGTTCAAGAAGAAGAAATCTACAACAAGAAAACTGGCCAAGCAATTAATATTGAAGGTACAACAGTAGGTAGTAACCAAACAAACTATGGGTTTACTTTTACCAATACTGGCTTAGCTATTCCAACTACCACTGGAACTAAAAGTGAGTGGGTTGAATTTAGAGACAGTGCTCTTCCAATAATAATGACGGCGGTGTCTTTAGCTTATCCAGCCGCCGCTCCTTATATCCAAGCCTTTAATGCCGCTAAAGCTGCAAAAGATGGCGATTGGATGAAGGCTGCGCTTAGTGGTTTGTCTGCTGCTTCCGGTCTTGCTGGAAGTGCTATGGCTGAGATTGATGCGTTAGCAAACGCTGGCAAGTTTGAACAGGCATTAGACCTTTATAACAGCAGTTGGCTTGCACAAAATGCAGGCAATATTGCAATTGCTAAAGATGTTGCAGGGGTTGTAAATGCCGCTACTAATAACGATGTAATAGGGTTAGTTAATGCAGGCGTTAAATTTGCAGGTGCAACATTACCAGCCGAGTTGCGTACAGGCGTAAACATTTTAAATCTTGGTAATGCTATTAATAACAATGACACCACTGGCATATTGAATGCAGCGGGTGATCTAACAAAGAGTAATGATTTAAAGTTAGCGGCAGCGGCTAATGGTTTTATCACCGCTATTAATAATTTTGATAAGACTGGTGATGTCAACGGTATTGCAAACGCTACCGCATCATTTTCAAACTTTATTAAGAATTATTCTGCCAACTCTACTACAACACCAACAACGACTGTATCAACAACTCCAACAACTGATGTAATTACTACATTACAAAATAATGGATTAACTGAAACTCAATTATCTGATGCAAACTTATTTAATACTGGTCAACAAATAACATTATCTGCTGATGCTCAAAGTATTATTGATGAATTAGCAGCTATTCAACCTGACCAGTTAGCTTTTGTTGGGCCTGCTGGTGCAATTGGTAGTGCGGCGGCTACTCAAACTGCTGCGTTATTGCAACGTTATGCAAGCACTCCTTCTGGTCAAGAGGCATTAAGACAGGCGGCATCTACTACATCTGCTGTGCGTGATGCACTCATAGCGTCTGGTGTACTTACTGCTGCTGGTTTAACATCGTTTATTGCTGGTAATCAACTAGTACCGCCTAAGATTCAATCTACTGTAACTACAACTGATACTGGTCTTGTAAATCAAATTCCTTTAGATACTATTAGTGATCTGGTAAATAGAACTGTTACCCCAACAACAACAGGAACGCTTAAACCAACAACGACAACAGCAAATCCTACTACACAAGTATCTACAGCACCAACTACTTATGTAGTCCAGCCCGGTGACTACACAGATACAACTGAAGTTGTTCAACCTTGGCAATCAATAAACCCAACGACTCAAGTAGCCCAGCCTGATGCCAGTCGTTTAGCTTCAATGCTTGGAGTAAATGTAGATACTGCGGCTAATCTATTAAGAATATATCCCTCATTGTTTGGTGAGGATGAATCATTTACGCCTGCTGATTTAGAAACAATGACGAGTACAGATATTCGTTTATTACAAAGTGCTGGCGGCGGTGCAGATGATAATATTATTACTCAGAAACCTTCTAATGATACTGTTGTTGCTAGAGACTCTGAAGGTCAGCCAATTACTTATGGTGATTTAGTTAATATTATTGGAAGTAATAGAGTTACTACTCAGCCTACTGTTCAAGCTACAACTTCTACTACAACACAGCCTACGGTTACAGTAAGTCCAACAACATCACCAACTGTAACTACAGAAGCTACCTCATCACCGACTGTGACTACAAAAGCCACAACATCACCGACTACGTTTATTACTACAGAAGTTACAACTCAACCCACTACAAAAACAACTACTAAGCCTACTACTGTTATTACTACAGAGACTACGCCTACTACTGAAGTTACTACTAAAGTTACTCCAACTACTGAAACTACAACTAAACCAACGACAGCAACGCAAACAACTGTTGAGCCGACGACTTCAACTCAAACAACTACAAAACCAACAACGGCTACGCAGACTACTACTAAGCCAACTACCGCTACTCAGACTACGACAACCCCGACGACGGCCACGCAAACAACTACAAAACCAACGACTGCCACCCAGACTACAACTACTCCTACAACTGCAACGCAGACTACTACCACTCCAACGACTGGTACTCAAACTACGACTACGCCAACCACAGCTACGCAGACAACAACTACACCTACAACAGCCACACAAACTACTGTTGAACCAACAACTGCTACACAAACAACTACAACGCCTACTGCTACGGTAACAGTTACTCAAACTCCGACTCCTACAGCAACTGTTACTCAGACTCCTACGCCAACAGCTACAGTTACTCAGACTCCGACACCGACGGCAACAGTTACCCAGACACCAACTGCTACAGCAACGCCTACGCCAACTGTTAAATTACCAACAGTAAACCCAACAGTGGCAAGTACGGTTAGTGGTTACACAATGCCGCAGGCTCAGAATATTGCTGCGGCTTTTGGTATCCCTGCGCTGGCAAATGTCTTCTATTACGGCAAAGACTTTAGTTCTAAGAAACAAAAGTTAGACAAAAAGGGTGAGCTTGAGGAAGAAGAATACCGTCCTCTCAGTGTGACCAAAGCGGGAGCGGAGGGAGAACTTATGGAAGAGATTGCCGAAGAGAAGAAAAACAAGGAAAATAACACCAATGACGCACTTGATTTAGTCTTGGGGCAATCTAGTGAATCAATGTCGTTTGACGACTTACTTAATATTGTGAAGGGAGCCTAAGATGGCTGGTTATTACAACGAAATTACTGGTGAATATATTGATCTTGGGGGTACAGATCCAACGGGTTTAGATACAGGATCAGTTGCCGGTTACAGCCAGTTGGATAACACATCTGGCACTAACATTGATTCAATGGCCGGTTACACATTTAAGGATGGAGTATGGACTTCTCCACAGGGACTTACTTTTGATACAAAAACTAATACAGGATCATTAGCCGACCTGTTTACAAAAGGTGGAATTGGTAGTGTTCTAGGTATTGCCGGAGCCGCTGGTCTAGCTCAACAACTAATGGGCGGTGGTGGAAGTAGTGGTTATGCTGGTTATCAAGGTGGAATCCCTAGGTACACAGCAGAACGTTCTCAGTATGCCTTACCAGTAGTACCTTTATCTGAAAAAAATCAAGCAAGGGTTACAGATGAGGGCATTAAAAGTATTCTTGGTCAAGAAGGTTTTACGCCTGACCGAGCAGCTAGGACTATGTACAAATATGGAATTAGTCCAGAACGTGTAGCTAAAGTTTTTGATGTTCCAGTAAGTGGAGTTCAGGAAGCTTACAGTAAAGCACTTGGCCCAAATCAAGGATTGCTTGGTGGTATGTATGGTAAATATGATGAGACCACTCACCCTGCTCGCGGCCCTATTACGGGTGCTAGGGATATGGACTATGGGTATCGTCGTCCCGGCTCTGGTGGGATAACTTACTTTAGTCCAACAACTTATAAACCTGTCCCTCCAGTTGCTCAACCTACAACCGTGCCAACAACTCAACCTACAGTCATAGCGGCTGGCGGTGGAATGATGCACAGCGGTATAGCTAATTTAGGAGGTTACTCAGATGGTGGACAATTACTCCGTGGCCCCGGTGATGGTGTGTCTGATGACATCCCTGCAACCATTGGTGGCAAGCAACCCGCGCGTCTTGCTGACGGTGAGTTTGTTGTACCTGCTCGTATCGTTTCTGAACTTGGTAATGGCTCGACAGAGGCGGGAGCACGTAAACTCTATGCCATGATGGATCGCATTAAGAAGGCACGATCCAAGGCTAAAAACATTGCAGCTAATACTAAAGCTGATAAACATCTTCCCGCTTAAGGAATAACATGGCTACTACACCAGCACCCGGTACTTCTTCCCAGTCAACCCTATCCGAGTACGCAGGCCCGTATGTAACGGAGATGCTTGGAAAAGCTCAGGCTATATCCGAGCAACCCTACGCTGTTTACCAAGGCCCAATGACGGCTGGTGAGTCTGGACTACAGAATAAAGTATTCCAAGGATTGGGTAACTTAAATTTCCCTAGCCAGTTAGGTCAGACATTTAGTTCTACTGGTGCTTACACACCACCGGCTATGACTCCCGGCACTTATGCTCCCGGTGCTATTGGCACTGGTGCTGGCGCTCCTATGGGCGGTGGAATTGCTGGTTTAGGTGGCATGGGAGGAGGTACTGCTACTGGTACTACTACTCCCCCGCTAGGTATGGCTTCTCAGTACATGAACCCATACTTGCAGTCAGTCCTTCAGCCTCAGTTAGAAGAACTGCGCCGCCAGTCACAAATTAATCTTCAGCCCGGTTTAACTAAGCTGACCCAAGCTGGTGGTTATGGTGGTGGCCGTCAGGCTATTATGGAATCTGAAGCTAACCGTAATTTGTTACAACAACAGAACCAAGCTATTGGTACTGGGTACTCTAATGCTTACGATAAAGCTATGGGTCAGTTTAATACTGAGCAGGGTCAAGCTAAGACACTGGCTGACATCATGGGTCAGGCTGGTGCCGCTCAGCGCGGTATTGAGCAAGAAGGTATTACTGCTGACTATAACGAGTTCTTGGCTCAGCGTGACTATCCACAAAAGATGTTGCAGTTCCAGCAGTCTATGCTTCAAGGTCTGCCAATTTCTACAGTTTCTACTAGCCCTGCTTCGCAGACAGGTTTGGGTTCTTTGCAGTCTACAGTGGGTACACTAGGATCTACATACGACTTGCTGAAAAAACTTAAAGTTATCGAATAAGGATAAGACATGAATCTCGTTCAAGTACAAGAGAACTTAAAGGATCTTGAAATAGAAGACATCATGAATTATGCCAATGGCATGAACCCTGATGTTCCTCCTTATTTGGCATTAGCGGAAATGAACCGTCGCAAACGAGTGGCACAAAAATCTGCTGAAGCACCTCAAGGTAGTATTAAAGAAAACCTTGAACAGCAAATGGGTGTGATGCAGATGCAGGCAGCTAAGCAAAGACAGATGGCTCAGCAGATGGCACAGCAAGGTGCTCAAGCTGAGATGCCTGTTCCGCCCGGTGTACCTGAGCCGGAGATGCAAGCCATGCCAGAGGACTCTGGAGTGGCAACGTTGCCAATCGAAGAGATGAACTTTGGCTCTGGCGGTATTGTTGCGTTTGCCAATAAAGAAGGTAAGCAATTGGTTGAGGATGAAGATAGAGCAATGCAAGATCTTCAGACTGAGATTGAATATCGTGCGCGGGCTGAACGCCAAAAGAGATTAGAAGCTGATCGTGCAAAGAACATGGCGATAGTGAATGAAACTTCTGAACGTCCGGCAATGCAGAATGATCCACGTTTAGTTGGTAGAACTCCTCCCGCTGAAACACTTGGAACACTTCCACCTCCTCCTAGGAACGTACCACCCGGCGGTATAGCTAATGTTATTCCTCCACAAGTGACGCAACAGAATGCACCTGCTGCACCACCACCACCGCCTGCTGCACCGCAACAAGCGGCTCTTGCATCTCCTTTAATGAACATGCTTAATAAAAGGGTTGCTGAGACTACACCTACGCTTCCAGACTACGAGACTGAACGTGCTGCTGCTGCTGCCAAGAATCCTTTCTTGACTATGCAACCGGGTAAAAAGATTGAAGAAGGCATTGCAGGTCTGCGTCAAGGCTACGATAAACAGCAAGCTGCATTTGATAAGGCGGAGCAGGAACGTGCTCGTGCTTCTTTGTGGCAGGGTTTGATTGAGGGTGGTGAGTCTACCCGTGGTATCCGTGGCCGTGGATTAGCTGGTTTAGGTACTGGTGCTGGTAAGTCTTTCCTATCATCTATGGAAGGCGCTCGTACTCGTGAGATGGCTCAACAAAACTTAGTCAATGAGCGCAACTTCAACCTCACCAAGATGGAAAATGAACTTACGAATGCCCGTATTGCTGAGGCAAAGGGTGATTTCAAAGCCGCTTACGATCACAAAATTAAAGCTGCTGAGTTTAAACAGAACGCTGCTAAAGATCAGAATCTGTTGCTTGGTCAAGGTGCTCAAATTGAGAGTGCTGACAACCGCGAAATTATGCGTCTGCGTAATGAGAAAGAGTTGGCAGATATTCGTTTCAAATACGAGAAACAACTTAAAAATATCCCTCAAGCTCAACGTGCTTCCTTTGAAGAACAGTTTGTTGCAGAGGCTGTTAAAGTTGGCATACCTAGATTGGATGCTATGCGTGAGGCTAAGACTCTTGGAGTTGCTGCTAAAGGTCAGCTTACCTTTGCCCAAGCTGCGGATGATGTAGATAATTTCATAAAAAATAATCCCGGCTATATTGCAGGTCAGAAAAAAGCTGCAAAAGATGCTAAGCAGCCTATACCTGATGATTACACAATTCGTAAGAATCTTATTGACCTACAAATGCAACAATCAGGTAGCAGTAATGCGCCTAAATCAAAAGATCTGGCCGCAGCAGATGCAATTGCTGGAGTTAAATAATGGCAAGAGTAGAACAGTATGCACAGTGGTTAATACAGAACCAAGATAAAAAGGGGACACCTGATTTTGAAACGGTTGCCTCTGCATACCGTTCACTTAGAACTGCTCCGGCTCCCCAGCCTACTGCTCCTTCCAGAGAAAGAACATACGGGGAAGCTGCTAAAGACATCGGTGCTGGTGTCGTCAGTGGTATTGGATCTCTCGTTCAACTACCCGGCCAGCTTTACGGCTTAGCTACTGGAGATTTCTCTAAGACTGGTGCTTTAGGTGCTGGCGAGGAAATCTCTAAGTTTGGCGAGGAGATGAAGTCTGCTGGTCTTAAAGCTCGTGAGGCTGAGCGGGCTAAAAAAGTTGCTGAGTCTGCTAAGGAAGGTCAGTTCCAAGCGTTTGGTACTGCACTTGGTGAGACTGTTAAAGATCCTGCATTGCTGTTATCTTTTATTGCAGAGCAAGCGCCTCAGTTGTTAGTGCCATTTGGTGCGGCTCGTGGTGTTGGTATGGCGGCTAGGGGACTTGGTGCGGGTGAGGCTGCGGTTGGTAAAGCTGCTGTCTCTGGCGCGGTCGGTGCTGGTGGTGTACAGCAGGGTGCTGACGTAGGTGCTGGTGCATACGAAAACATCTACAAAGAACTTAAGAGCAAAGGTGCATCTGACACTGAAGCCGCTCAAGGTGCTTTGACTTTAGCCCGTCAAGCTGGTGCCGCCGCAGGTACTATTTCTCTACTGGCTCAGCGTCTACCCGGTGCTCGTCAGCTTGAGGAAGTACTGGCAGGTGTTCCCGGTAAGGGAGCGGCTGGTCTTGGTGGTCGTCTTAGAACGGCTGGTAGTACTGCTGCTGGTGAAACACTTGGTGAGATACCTGAAGAAGTTGGTGGCAAGTTTGTTTCCAACTTGGCTATGCAACAGGTTAAACCAGAGCAGAGTTTGACTGAGGGTTTGGGTGAAGCTGCGGCTATGGCCACTATTGGTGGCGTAGGTTTGGGTGGTGCGGCTGGCTTGGCTCGCCGTCCTGCTGCTCCTGAAGTTGCTCAAACTACACCAGAAACAACTCCGTTTGATGTAACAAAGTTACCACCTGAAATTCTTACTAGGATTCAAGAGATCACTGGTGTTGCACAACCACAGCAAGAACAGCAACCAATGCTGTCTGCTGAAGAAGCTAATCGTCAGCGTATCAATATGCTTCAGCAGAAAGTTGATGCTGAGTCCCAAGCTATTTCTACTGCATTACCTGAGTCACCACAAGAGAAGGCTGCTCGTGCGGCTGCACCTCCTGCGACACAGCCTAGCTTGAATGAACAGATGCCTCAAGCTACACCTCTTGCAGAGTTGGAAGCTAAGCAAGCTGAGATTGACCGCCTACGTTTAGAGGCAGGTCTTCCTACTGGTGCGTCGTCTAAGACTCCCGGTGTACAGCCAGAGCAAGTGGTTGCAGAAGAGACACCTGTTCCTAAGATTGTGGACAACCGTCCCCTTGAAGAACGTGCTGCTAACAACCGTCTATTGGTTATGAAGAACATGCTTCAGAACCAAGGCGGTGATCCTAATAGCTTGACGATTGTTCCTCATCCTACGGCTGAAGGTAGATTTGCTATTCAGTCTTTGGACGTTCCAGTTAAGTTTACTAAGAACTTACCAGAGACAGCTATTAACAAGCCTGAGTCTCCAGTTGTTATTGATCCTGTCAATGCCTACATGGAGATTGCTCGTCGTACAAATACGCCTGCATCTATGCGTCTGGTTAAGGACTTTGAAGCTGGTATTGTTACTCGTGAAGATGTAGAAGCCGCTATTGAAGCAGAGAAAAAAGCAGGAATGCCTTTGCCTTTGAACTATCAAGGTAACGGAGAGCCTTGGTTTATTGCCGCTCCTATGGGCAAGCCTCGCGGTGATCGCACACTACCTGTTAGTGCTACGCTAACACCCACACCAGAAGGCCCAGAGCGTCCTCCTGTTACTAAGCCTGCTACTCAAGTGTATGGTGAGATGGAACCTCCTGCTGCCGGTACTTCAGGTAGACCTCCTGTGGTTGAGCCGCCTCCTGTTGAACCGCCTCCTGTTGAGATTGAGCCTCCTGTACCAACTACAGGTATGCCGAAGAACCTCTTAGAGTTCAAGCTTCGGATGCCTATTTTCTCAAACAACCCAGAGGTTCGTGCTGCTAATGAACAAGGAAACTTTGCACAGTTAGCTGAAACTTTGGCTAAGAGTAAGAACCCAGCTATCCGTCGGATTGGTGAGTTGGGTCGTGGCGTAGCTACAAAGATTAAGCTAAAGAAGCCGGGTAACGTAGGTGCTGGTGTGGCTGGCGTGTACCGCTACGCTGATGACTCTATCCAAATGGCTAAAGCTTATGCGGGCGATGAGCACACCAATGCACACGAGACATTACACGGTTTAATCTCTAAGGCACAGCGTTATCCTACTGAGCGTCAAAAGCCTATCGCTGAACAGATTGAAAAGCTGTACAAGCATGTTAAGAAAGAACTTCGCCGCCAAGGTAAAGACTTCTACGGTTTGACTAATGAGCGTGAGTTCACTGCCGAGGCAATGACTAACCCAGAGTTTCAGTATGAGTTAATGCAGATCTCCTACGGCGGTCGTCGTAGTGCATGGACAGCATTTACCCGTATGGTGGCTGACTTACTTGGCATCCAGAATGTTAACGCTCTGACTGAAGTGATGAACTTGGTTGACAAGTTAGCTCAGACTAAACAGCCTAAAGGTGTTAAGACTGACAAGGGTGAAGTTGATTACTCACAGAATCCTAAGTTCCAAAAGTGGTTTGGTAACAGTAAAGTTGTTGATGAGAACGGCAATCCTTTAGTTGTTTATCATGGCACTAAAGCGTTTGATGAGTACGGTGATAAAGAAGGTGAAGCTATTCGTCAATTTGCTGGCTTTCCTAACTGGTTTGCTGAGGAGCCATACACTGCCAGCGGTTATGCCGGTGCAGAAGGTACGATGTACCCTGTCTATCTGTCTATCAAAAAGCCATTGACGATCACAAACTTTGATATGAATGATGATGCTAAAGCTGCTTATGCTATAGCTAGACAACTAGGCGTTGACATTCCTACTCTGTATCTTCCAAAAGATGCAAAAGCTTACAACGTAGTAAGCAGTCCACAGTTTGTTGAAGCTGCACAGAAGGCTGGCTATGACGGCATCAAAGTAAAGGAAGGTGACTACAACACCTACGCTGCTTTTGATCCTATACAGATTAAATCTGCTACCGGAAACACTGGCGAGTTCAGTCTTGAAAATCCAGAGATTGACCAGATGAAGATGCCTAAGTCTGTTGCTGAAGTAAAGCAAAAGGTTTCTACTGCCTTGCAAAAAAACAAGCCTCTGACTGCTGAGAATCTCCCCGGCCTGCCATCGCAGTTTGTTACTGCTTCTAACAATGTATTCAAGCCACAGAGCCGAACGATTGTTGAAAAGATCACTGACATGCAGGATCGTTTCTGGCAGCGTCTGGCTCAGGGTATTGCTGACCAGTACCGCACGATCAAAGACTACTCGCCTGTTGGCTATATGCAAGCTCGCCTGTCTAAGAGCGTGGACGGTGCACTTGAAGGCATCTTGTTTAATGGCCATGTCTTCAACGACGGTGGTGCTTTGAACATCAAGCCAAACACAAAGGGTTTGATTGAAGCTATGCAACCTCTGGGTAATGAGGTTGACCGCTACCAGATGTGGGTTGCGCTGAACCGCGAAGCTCGCCTGCCGGAAGAAAAGCGTTCACGTAACGATGACATGGATTACTTGGTAGCAAATCGTGCCAAGTTAGCTGAAGGAACTATCGACGGCAAGTCAAGGCTTGATCTGTATAACTCTGTTCTTAAAGACATGAACGGAATTAACAAGTCAGTGCTTGATGTAGCTTTGGATCAGGGTCTGATTGACAAGTTTAGCTACGACAACTTTGCTGGTGACATGTACTACATTCCTTTCTATCGTCAGATGGAAGAGGATGTTAAAGGTGGTAAGACTCCTTCCGGCTTGACTCGTCAGAACTTCTCCAAAGCTTTGAAGGGCGGAGGAGATCGTCCGTTTGGTGATCTTATGGAAAACACCCTGCGTAATTGGAGTCACATCCTGTCTGCGTCGATGAAGAACCAAGCTGCTGTTACGACAATTAGAGATGCTTCTAAGTTGGATGCTGTTGAGCCAAACCTCAAAGGCGGCATGGCTTGGAAAGATGGCAAGGTTGTCTTTGAGAAAACAGGTGAACTTGTAGGTGATGGAAGTATCAAGCCAGAATATACAGAAGCTGGCAGTGATACAGTTTCTGTCAAGGAAAACGGTAAGCCCGTTCACTACATCATAAAAGATCCTTTGTTGCTTGAGTCCATTACTTCTATTGGATACTTGGGGCCACAGTCTAAGTTCTTAGATGTATCTCGTGACTTTAAGAACATGTTGCAGTACGGCGTTACGATGTCTCCTGCTTTTAAGGCAAACAACTTGTTCCGTGACTCGGTGCAGGCTATGGCGGTTTCTGACGTAGAAAAAAATCCTTGGAATAACGTTGTACAAGGATGGAAAAATCTTGATAAAAATAATCCTGCACACATCTCCGCTCTGGCCGGTGGTGCTATCTTTAACTTTGGTACAGCTTACGAGGGTAATCAGTCTAAGTTGATTAAGAGACTGATAGATAAAGGTGTAAAAGAATCTGACATCTTAGACACGCCAGCTAAGATTAAGTCTGGTTTATCTAAGCTGTTTGAGAAGTATGAAGAACTTGGTAACAAGTCTGAAGCTGCTAACCGCATGGCGCTGTATATACAATTGCGCGAGAAAGGTTTCTCTCACTTAGAAGCTTCTTTCCAAGCCCGTGACTTGATGGACTTCTCCATGCAAGGATCGTTCGGAGCTTTCCGTTACTTGACTCAGGTTGTACCGTTTATGAACGCCCGTATTCAAGGCTTGTACAAGCTGGGTCGTGATGGCATTCTTCCTACGAGCCGTGTGTTCTATAACTCAATGACTGGTAAAGAGATTGACCTTGACGATAAGAAGAAGGCTCAGGCTTTCTCTATCATTACAAGTGCAGTCTGCCTTGCTTCGCTTGCCCTGTACGGTGCATTCAAAGACGACGAAGAGTTCCAGAAACGTAGTGACTGGGATCGGGATAACTTCTGGTGGATCCGTCTGCCCGGAATGGAAGCGGCTCTGCGTATTCCTAAGCCGTTTGAGATTGGTGCCCTTGGAACTATTGCTGAGCGCACAGCCGAGCAGATCTTTGATGCTGACTCAGAAGGTAAGCAGTTCACAAATGCTCTTAGCCGTATGATGTGGGACACCTTTGCGATGAACCCGCTGCCGCAGATCATCAAGCCTGTGGTTGATTTGTACTCCAACAAAGATAGCTTTACTGGTGCTCCTATCGAGACTGCCGGTATGGAAGCCTTGTCTAAAGCAGAGCGTAAAGCTGACACCACAAGCCCTTTGGCTATGGCCTTGGCTCCTGTATTGAACATAGCTTTGCCAGAAAAAGCAGAGTTAAGCCCAGTTCAGGTGGACTATGCTATTAAGGGCTACTTTGGCTGGCTGGGCGGAACAGTTGCTTCTACCTCTATGTACGCTGTCATGCCGTTTAAAGAGGGTGCGTACCCAGATACTCAGTGGATGGATAAGGCCAGCCTTGGATTTGTCAAGAGCTTGCCGTCCAACATGTCTCAGTACACGACTGCGTTCTATGAGAGCAATAAGCAAATCCAACAAGCTTTTGCCGACATGCGTCACTACGCTGAGATTGGTGAGATGGATAAAGTCGAACAGATTATGGAAGAGAAGGGTGACAAGATTGCTCTTCAAAAGCTGTACACCCATACCTCTAAGCAGATGGCCAACATCCGTAAGCAGATCTCTATCGTCACAAACGACAAGTCTATGGACGGAGCGACCAAGCGTGAGGAGATTGACCGCATGAAAGAGTTGATCTCTATGCTGGCCAAACAAGCTGAAGATACTAGGAAGTCTTACAACTAGAAATGATTAATCATTTCTACGATTCTAGTAGGCGCTCTATTGTGACAGCTAGAGCGTCTAACTCATCCATCTTTTTGATAGCCCACATGCGTTTCTGCCCGTGCCAGCCCATGATTGGGCCTTGGTGACAGTCAGTACATAGGGCCACCACCGTGTACTGCTGATGTTGTTTAACGTGATGGGCGGCGCTAGGTGGAGGGGCATCACAGACAGAGCAAGGTAGTTCCTTGACCCTGCCTATGTGAAGCCTATGTTTGGCGGTTAGTTTATTGTTCACCAGAGACCCTGTGCTCTAGCATTGCGTCTGCTATAAGGTAGGAGAATCTTACTACTCCATACATACCAGCAGGATCTTCTTGGGAAAGCTGTGCTTGCATTGCTTGGATAGCTATGTAGTCTCTAAGAGACATACCCTCATCAAAGGGTGCGCCGTGGCCAGTGTTGTGTATTGGGAAGGCCATCTTCCCACCATAAATTTCGCTCATCTTTCCATCCTTTCTAACATCATCTCTTCCGCTTGGTCATAAGCCATGCGAGCGTTCTCTTGCATGTCCTCTCCGCCCGCCAAGCCCATAAGGACAAAGGCTGCGAAAAAGTCAAGCATGTTGATCTTGTCCAGAGATATAGGCTCTAGCTGAACAAGACTCTTCACACCTTCAGGTTTTTTTCTTGCCATTTGATTTACTCTTTGTGTTCTGAGAAACAATCATCTCTGAAAGTTTCTCGGCCAACAGATCGGCAACAGTGTCACCGTTGTACGCAAGGCTCATAGCAAGTTCGTCTTCACTAATAACAGAGATTGCGTCGCGGATACCTTTGTTGTATCCACCATTGAACTCGTCATCGCCTTCGACGATCATCGTAATAGCATCACGCACGAGGGCGGAAGCCTTGCGCTGACCAGCGGCCAGCTTTAGTTTGTCGTACACCTCTCGCTTAAGATGTACTGAGTAAGGTACTAAACGGTTATCTTCCATGCTGAAAACTCCTGTGTTATGCCACGTAACTTTTCTTGAGCACGGGCACTGTCTTTTATTTCTGTTCGGGATTTAATGTCCAAGTACTCTTTCATCCAGTTGGTTGCTTCTTCCTCGTTAGAGATAAAGATGTGGCCACCGTCGTATAAGAACTTGTGAAACTGGGCATCTCTACAGAGCATCCCAGCAGTACGAACGCCATCGTTAGAGTGTTCCTGATCTCTATTCATTGGACGTTCTTCGTTATTAAGTCGCACCATAACTACTTGGTATCGAGCGCCAACAAAGTCGCGCAGGATTTCCTCGGGCAAGTCGTCTGGGTGTATTGAGAGTGTCAATACAAACCCAGTCTTATCTTGCTTAAGAGCTACCTTGACGCTTTCAAACTGGCTTGTTTGCATCAGAAGGGAATGTCTTCGTCGTCTACTGGAAGCTTGTTCTGCACGGGTGCATTAGCTTTCTTGTAGTTGTTAACTTTGATGCTGAAGAACTTTCCGTACTGTCCTTCTTTGATCCAAGCACCAAGCTTCATGTTGATAGAGTCAGCGCCCTCTTGACGGGCATCTTCCAACATCTCTTTGATGAGAGAGATGTCAACATCAATACTTCCAGTGTAGTCTGGCGAGTTGGGGTTGATCTTAGGCTGCTTAGCTTTGCCGAGCATGCCTGAGTTTGGGTATTTCGTAGCCATAATTATCCTTTCAGTTCTTCTTTACGGGTTTTGAATGCGCCCATGAGCGCGGTATATCTATCAACGTCTTCTAACTTCAGACGATCAAAGATAATTCTGTTGTTGGTAAACAGCTTCATGACTTCAGCTTCGTTATGGGTTTCTGCTAGTCCCATGTTGGTGATGTCTACTACTGCTGTTACCCAAGAAACGCTTGAATCTCCGGGTTCCTTATCAACGGTGAGGTGCCAAGACTTATCGTCACGGCCTTCCATCTTCAAAGGAACTGGTGTCTTCTTAACTGGCTCAGGCTTGGGTTCTGGCTTAGGCTCAGCGGCTGGAGCGGCATCAATGATGTCATGTTCCACAATTTCTAAAGCGGCCATCCAAAGATAGCGACGTTGATACGAAAGTACAGCGCCCAAATTTTGGATCGGGTGAGCACCCTTCAGGTTAGCCTCGGCCATAGGAGAGGTCACAACGATCTGTGAGCCGTCTTCTGTGTCGGTGATACACAGGGTAGCGTGAGTAGCATCAAACGACACCACGCCACACAGTCCAATATCATTAAAGATTGTTTGGATGTGAGGGATGAAGTCACCCAACTCAAAGTATGAGTAGCCTGCAAACTTATTGAGGCCAGACTTCTTCATCTCTGTACCTTGAAGCTTTACCCTAGCTTGCATTAGTTTTTTATGGACTGACATTTAATTACCTTTTTTAAAATATGTTCTCATTACATCTTGGTAGTCAAAGAATTCTTTGAAACAGTCCTCAATAGCGACTGTCTCAATACTTACTCCTTCGACCTCACCTTTGTATGTAAATACTGTTTTTGGAACTCTGGTTTGTTTCAACACAAAATCCGCACCTCTTTGTGTAGGTCTCCAATAGCCAGAGTGCTTCTTCTTCTCATCCTCTTTATTGGCTCTACGTTCTACAAGATCCCACCACCGAAGTGTTGGAAGTTGATTGGTTCTAACAACCCATTGAGGGCCGGTGACAGGGACGTTAACCCAGCCTTCGTCATCACTGTTAGAACTACACAGCCAGATCAAAGACTTGGCCATTGATTTATTAATACTACGTGGATAGACCTTACCCCAGCGATCACACACTGGGCAGTGTCCACCGTCATGTTCAATAACATGTCTCCATGCTTTTCTGAGTTCTGATTTATCCATGATTCACCTCACTTTTTAAGTGGACGACCGGGGCGTTTGCGTGGAGTACCGTCTTTCTTTAGACCGTACTTGTATGTCTGTGCGGGCGCAACAGTTACTGTGTTAGCAGGCATCTGTTGCTGAGAGACAGCGATCTCATGGTCAATGTAGTGGATCAATTGATTCACTTGCTTGAATGGCATCTCAATCAAAGCACGGATAATTAATTCTGCGCTTGCTTGTGTGAGGGATAGTTGAACTGGTTTCATGGCATTTCCTTTAGGTAGTTTTGGTATTGGGTACAGAACGGTGAGACTTGGCAGTAGCTGCGGCATCTTGTCCTTTCACCCTGTCTTACTTCGATTGCAAACTTCTCATTCTTCTTGGCTGTCTCTTCGGATTTAGCCAATGCTTTCTCGGCATCCTCAAGTGTCTCGTGAACACTCTTAGCCCTAACGTTCCCGTCCTTCTTTAAGGCATAGGATGTTTTCTTCTCCCACATTTCTTCGGGTGTGCAGTCTGGCATCTCGCCATCTGTCTCCATCTCAAAGAGTGCTGTGCCGTGGTCATAGATTCGTTTCGTGATGAACGCTTCACGCTCTTCAAATGTCCACAGTGGAATATCAATCGTAGCTACTGGTGACTGAGGGTATCCTTCTTTAGATGCGGCATCGCGGGCAGACCAGTCACGAATGATGGCAATGATCTGAAGCTTACCGACTGGTACCTTCTTAACCTTCTCCACCATCCATCCGTAGATGTTGAGTTGGCGGTGCCAGTCATCCTTCTCATTCATTACTGCCCATGCGCCAGTAACTTTGTAATCACTGACAGTCATCGTTCCATTAGGCTCTAGCTCTTGTAAGTCAATCGCACCAGAGATATGCCATCCTTCATACTCAAGGTGGAGTCTCTCTTCAACGATGTGGTTCTTATCTTTGCCGTGCTCCAAGATATTATGAACAGCAGAACCGAACAGTGACCAGACCATCTCGCTTGCGTCTTGCTCAATGTCATCCCAGTGTTTCTTTTTCAACTGAACAATACGTGGTGAGTTGATGATCTCAGTAGCAGAGATGTGTGCCTTACCTTTGGAGTACGTTGGCCGATGAATAACATTGACAAACGTCTGAGGTAGGTTGAACTTGTTTGTGAACTTCATGGTTGACTCCTGTCGGCAATTTGCTGAAGCTCGCGCTTCTCAATGCTTAGCATTCCGGCCAGCTTTGAGATTTTTGCTTGAGCATCTGCGTTTTTCTTACGGCCATCATCTGTCAGTAACTCAGTCTTGGTAAAGCTCACGCCCATAGCCATGCGCTTCATCTCTCGACCGATTGCTTTAACACCTGCATCAACGGCGTGTTGAGTTTGTGACTCAGGCTCAATGATGATGTAGTTGCCTGCATGGTCACTGACCATCAGCATGCAATGGGCTGTCAACAGAATGTCTTTGATCTCTGTAATGCAACGAAGCACTTCAAGGTCATACCTGCGAACATCGTCAATGTCTACTGGCTTTGGCACATCACACAGTTCGGAAATGTAACTGCGCTTGAGTACGCTTCCGTATGTAAGGCCGCTGTCCAATAAAGTTTTAACTGCCTGCTTCCAAGCGGGGAATAGTTTTGGATTGTCGCTCATGCAAACTCCACATTGAAACGGCCAAAGCGGGGACGGTAATCACCCAAGCCAATCAAATTGCCAGCGTCAACCAAAGCTTTCTTAACTTCATTGAGGTTAACTACATCTTCATTCACCATCACCGTGGCAGACAGTGACCAGTTTCGAAAGATGGGGCGGTATCGCATGATCTTGGCCATGCCTACCTTAACGCCACGAGCATCCACGTTCTTTGGGTTTTCCCAAAGCTTCTCTGGAGTGACGGACTTAAAGCCGTCGATGGGTAACTCGTCTTCCAATACCTGTACGCCTTGCTTAAATTTAACGCCAAGCTTCTGAAGCTTAGCCGCCGCGATCAAGCATGAGTCTAAGTTTTGTGCAGGAATAAAGAAGCCAGTGTCTTCATTCCAGTAGCAGCCACCAATGAATTCACTTCTAGCAATGGCGATATGGTCATCGTCAGTTTTCTTGCGCTTGCCTGTCAGTTCTTTGTGAGCCTTGGTCAGTGGGTCTAACGGGTTCGCAAAGCGATCAGAGTGCATGAGTAAAGCAGATGAGCCTGAGAGTTTTACTTTAATAGATTTCATTTTGTTTCCTTTGATTGATACACACTTTGTATCGACCATGAGACTGTTACCAATCTGATAGCCGCTACATTAGCCCTTGCCTTACCCCCCCAAGCCTGACCTTTGCTCGCCTGACCGCATCCAGCCATTCCTCTAACACTCGAAGTGGTACTGTTGCCAATACCCTATCGACTGTTTCCAGTTCCATGCCAGTCCTTACCTATCCCCACCTGTCCTGACCTTGCCATGCCTCTCCTCAACATGCCGTAACACTCGAAGGAGAACTATTTCTAATTCCCTATCGGCTGTTGTCAGCCCTTGCCTAACCAGACCCAGCCGAGCCAGTCCGCTCGTTGCCATACCCAGCCGAACGTTGCCCAACCGAACACTCGAAGTGGCACTCAGTGAATGCCCTATCGACTGTTGCCAGTTCCCTGCCATGCCGGAACCTGTCCCGCCTCTCCCCGCCTTGCCAGACCGAACCTGACCGCATCGCGCCGAACCGAGCCACATTAAACCAGTCAGCATGGTATAGATTCTACCTGCTATATTTTTATTTTGCAACAGGTAAGTTAAAATATTTTTAACAGGTAGGAGATACCATGAGAAGAGCCAACAGAATCGACGCAAACCAGAACAAAATCGTGGACGCATTACGGGGCGCAGGAGCCGTCGTTCGCATCGTGACGCAGGGTGATGGCATCCCTGATCTTTTAGTGGGCTACAAGGGCTATACGGTGCTTATGGAGGTCAAAGATGGGGACAAAGTGCCGTCAGCTAGGAAACTTACTGAGGCTGAACAGAAGTTCTTTGATGAGTGGGAGGGTGGGCTGCTCGTAGTTGTAAATTCTGTGGAAGAAGCTCTTGAAATCCTAGAAAATTGTGGTTAACATGGCGTCAATCCAGAGGGCTGGTTGTTTCGCTAGGTTGCTTTTTTCCTTTGATTGGTTTTGTGGCTCCGTAACTGGGGCCACTTTTTTCTGAGCATCAACACGCATGGGGATTGCAGAGATAGGCATGGAGCGAGCCTACGCTATCAGTCTCGGGTCGGAGCAGGATTACTAAGCCTTGTCCCCTTCCCGCGCAGTCCCCAGTCGTGTTGGTGGTAAACGGGTTAGCGCCGTGCGTTGTTCCTTAGTTCGGTTTTAACGCCAACACTGCTTTATGTGTCCACCAACAACTACATAGATTCAGGTAAATGATTAAAAAATTCCTTCATGTAGGGTGTGGCCCTCAGACTAAACAAGGCATTAAAGGGTTTAACTCTCAAGAGTGGGAAGAGATCAGGTTTGACATAGACGAGCGGGTAAAGCCTGACATCGTTGGTACTCTGACAGACATGAGTGCAGTAGCTACGGCCAGTGTCGATGCAATTTATTCAAGCCACAACATAGAGCATCTGTACGCGCACGAAGTAGCTATCGCGCTAAAAGAATTTAACAGGGTGCTCAAGAGTGATGGCTTTGTAGTCCTTACTTGCCCTGATTTACAGAGTGTTTGCGAGGCGGTAGCTGATGACAGGCTGCTAGACACCTTGTATGAATCTCCGGCAGGGGCAATTACTCCGATGGATATTCTCTACGGCCACAGAGGGTACATAGAAAACGGCAATAAGTACATGGCTCACAATTGCGGTTTCACTTACAAAGTGCTAGACAAATTCTTTAAAGACTCTGGGTTTGTACGCACAAGGGGCATGCAAAGACCACTGGCATTTGACTTGTGGATCTTGGCGATGAAAGAAAACAACATTGAGTTAGCCCGAGAAGCTCCTAAATACTTCCCATAAAAGCGGCAATAAGTACTTTTTTCTGTTGCAGAAATGATAAAAGATTTCTATGGGTGTTGACACACGTTGATATGGTGTGGTTATAATCCGCTCGTTGTCGTCGTGGGCAATACTCTGAAGCCATTTACACATGCCTCGCCCCGTTTAGGGGTACCACGACGGGGCAGTTGTAAGTGGCTTTTTTGTTTTTGAGACTGGGATTGTGTGGCGGGTTAGCGCCGTTACTTGCATCCTAATGTTTTGAAATCCACTGCTTAATGTGAGCAGTTCCAGTCTCTCCTCCTACGACAGCCGTACTCCGCACGATAGCAAGCACCTGCATGGGTGGCGCGGAACAGAACACCGGCACTGGAGCACCCCCAGACAAATGCCGTCCAGCCTGTTAGCGAGGGACTGGGCAAGATAGTAGGGACATGGTGAAACAAGACCTCTATCGACGAATCGCTACGTTCTGCGTACTCTAGGCAGGCTCCACTCAAGTGAGCTTCGCTGGGAGAGGGAGAGAGCTTCTCACCCTTGGGGAACCTATGGCTAAAACGCAACACTAGGGAAAGTCCCTACTACCTTTTTACAACACACGGCACAAACTGCTAGAACTGTGCAATAATCACATTAAACATAGCAGGTATAAAGGCTGATAAGCAATGAGGTATAAGTGGATGAAAAGACCAAGTAAAGACACATGCCTGACGATGGCTTACTACCAATACAGGTGTAGGAATGATGACTTCATGTGGAGGTGGCTCTTTGAGTGGGCTACGTGGGAGGATGACATGGGGTGTCATGTGGAAGGTAAGAAACTAAAGCAAAGGAAAACAGTAATGACCAAAGAGCAGATGGAGAGATTCAACCAGACATTCCCAGAGTTCGACAACGTGCTTGGCCGAACAGTTGTGGCGTGGATAGAAGCCGAGGTGATGGAACAGTTGGCCGAGCAGTTAGATCAGGTGTTAGTGGAGGATGCTAAATGACACAAGATGAAATCCTAGATGCACTATACAAAGTGGTGCAAGAGAACAAGCACTACACAACATGGACTGTATCAACCCCGCACTTGGTTGCTTTAGTCAAGTTAGCCATTGAGCATGAGCGTGAGGCGTGTGCTGAAGTTTGTAAGAAACACGCTGATTTTTATGCGGGGCTTGAACCAAGCCCAATCGCACAATCAGCATGGGCGGCTTGTATTGATAACCGTGACACTATCTTAGCAAGGGGCAACCATGAATAAAGAGCTAGGGAAAATTAAATCTTTTGACGTTGGTCTTGGCGGCTATGACGGTGCAATGTTTGGTATGTCAGTCACGCTAGGCGGCAAGGGCTGGGGTGTCGGTGACTTTGACGGTACATGGACACGCACTCCGGATCAGCACTGCCAATGGACTATCGAGGATCAGACCAAGCATTGGGGCGAGATGTGCCGTCGTGTCGCAAAACTTATGGAGCAAGCTAAAGTAACTTCATGTGCAGACATGGTTGGCATACCAGTTGAGGTTACTTTAAACGGCAACAAGTTGGAATCGTGGCGCATTCTTGAGGAGGTGCTATGAACAGAGAAAACATTATTCAGATGGCACGAGCAGCAGGGGTTCTTGATGATGAACACCGCTTTGAGTTTAGTGAGTACAAAGACCTTGAGTTCTTTGCCCATCTAGTGGCACAACATGTGCGTAAAACCATTAACGACGAAGCCAAAGCGCATCTGCAAGAACTACGCAACAACTTTAACGCTGAAAGCGCAGAACTGCGATTGCACATGTGGTCAAAGGAGAAACAAGCATGACCAAGAAACAGAGAGCATATCTACACATCATCACTTTGCCATTTGTTATTTCAGCGGCAGTTGAATTTTTACCTGCGTGGCTGTATTGGCCTATTGCTGTGATTTGTGGCATGGCATGGTTCGGTGCCTGTGTAAATTTGGCGGAGGTAGACCATGACTAAGGACGAAGCATTGAAGCTGGCCTTGGAAGGATTAGAAGCATGGAGTTGGGACAATGACCCAAGAGGCGCGGATAAGTACATCACCGCCATTAATGAAGCCTTGGCACAGCCAGAACACATAGGGTTTATGGATTCCAAATTAAACCCAATTCAGCGCACATGGGTTGGGCTAACGGATGCGGAGATTGACGGCATGGTGGAAGTCACAGACCTGTCTGGTGCATATTATTACGACGATTTACTTGCACTTGCCAGAGCTACTGAAGCCAAACTCAAGGAGAAGAACACATGAGCGTCCCGTACAACGAAGACACTCGCGAGAGCTACGTTGCCAGACACAAGGCAGAGCATTTGTATTGGGCAAAACTTCACTACGGGCTTGAAGGCAAAGAGACTATTTCCATGTGGATTGCGCTACTTAACTATGCCATGAGTGAAGACTTGTATGGCGATCACTGGGACAAACTTAAGGAAAAAAACACATGACTTGGCCATTCCCCCCATTCCCAAACCCCAAGGACAAGGACAACCGAGTCCCCAAGTTCAACCCTGATAACCACGAGGATGCACCCGTATGATTGACCCAAACAAATTACAGTACTTCACGATGGCGGCATGGATGCGTGGTTACGCATCGGGATTAGATGCACACGAACATTCAACGCTGATCCATAAACTCAACAAAGCCGCAGACATGTTGGATGCAGTGTGGGGCAAGTATCAGGAAGAGCAGGGATGAGCAAATCCAAAACACCTGAACCACTGTACAGGCAGTTCACGCCCGAAGAAGATCGCGGCAAGACAATGGTCAGCAAGTACTACCGAGTCAATCAGAACATGGACGGGTTGGGTGTAAGCCTACATCCGTACCTTGTTGAGTGCAACATACGGATTGACTTTGGCTTGGATGGTGGCATCTACAAAGTTGAGTGGAGCAACAAAGTTCTTAGCGAAAGGAAACCAAAATGAAAGTCAGAACTATCCGCAAGAAAACCCTGACAAAACTTCGTTACAACAAAACAATTACATGGTTTCTTGCACCGATCCTTGCAAGGTCGGCAAAGATTAAAGAGCGCAACGACAGGATCAAAGCGCAAGTAGACAAAATGTTTCCAGACTTGAAAGGAATTCCATGTCAGAACCTGAATTAAATATATGGGAGAAGGCTATGGGCTGGCGCAAGCGGCAGATGGTCAAGGCTCAGATCAATGAAGTGTCAGAGAAGATACGCAACGACACGCTAGAGGAGGTAGCTAAAGAGTTTGACAAGATGAAACCATTTGGCGACACGGCTCAAAGCTTTGCCACTTATGTAAGGATGATGAAGCGATGATTAAGTACGACGGATATGACGAAGCCATCCTTGGCCCTGCAATGATCTGGCGTGACAGGCAACAGGTTCAAGTGCTTGTCTATGACGCTGAAAAGATACGGGAGATTCTCATGCGTGACGGCATGGATGCCGAGGAAGCTAGAGAGTTTATTGAGTTCAACATTGAAGGCGGTTACTTGGGGGTTACGACACCCGTACTGGTATGGCCTCAAGATTTTTGGGATGACGAAGAATGAATGGATTCGTAGCGCAACAGTTGGTACTTGGAAGCAAGCAGCCCCACCATCAACTCAAGCAATGTGATAAGTGTAAAGAAATAAAACCACCGGAAGGCGGGATACAGATGTCACCTAACAAGTGGCATTGTGCAAACTGCTGGACTAAACGAGCACAAAGGAGAATGTAATGGAAGAACTAAAAGCAAAACTGGAATGGGAAAAGAAGTACAGCAAGATGTTGGAGGAGTTGATAGCCCACTACCAACGCGAGATTAATTATTTGAAAGCAAACTCATGAACGAAGCACGACAGGCGTTTGAATCCTACATGGCCACCAAAGGCAGAAGCATTGCTGACGTTTGGAATGGTAAGAGGTACACCAACATCAACATCAATACCAAGTGGTGTTACTTTTTAATAGGATGGACAATGAGAGGACAAGGCAAATGAAACTCAATCAACTCACAATAGATGGCGGTACGCAGTCACGGGTCAAGATTATTCAAGAGGCGGTGGATGAATACGCAGAGTCACTTAAGAATGGTGCTCGCTTTCCTGCGGTGCTTGCGTACTACGACGGCATTAAGTATTACTTGACTGACGGATACCATCGTTACTTTGCCCACCAAAAGGCGGGGATCAATGACATTGAAGTAACAGTAGTCAACGGCACATTGAGGGATGCGATCCTGCGATCCTTTAGTGTTAACGCAGAGAACGGACGGCATCGGACTAACGAGGACAAGCGCAACGCAGTTCAGGCCATGCTCGATGACTTCGAGTGGCAGTTCTGGAACACGGCAGAGATAGCAAAGGCGTGTCGTGTGTCTGTTACTTTGGTCGAGTCCATGCGTAGTGGTGCAAAGCCAGAGGTGGTGAAGGTTACTCGTAATGGAAAAACGTTCGAGCGTAAAGCTAAGTACGAGAAGCCAGAGGAAGAACCAAAGCATGACCAAAGCGGTGATGTTATCAAGGCATTGGCAGATGAGAACGACAAGCTGAAAGACCGATTGGCCGTGGCAGTTTATGCGGCTGACGAATCAGAGAAGAAGCTAGCCGAGAACACGATTGCCCAGTTGCGTGAGGACATCCGTATACTGGAGTTAGAGTTGAAGTCAACCCGTATCAGTCGGGACACATTGCTTAATGAAAATGCGGCAATGAAGAAGCAAATCGCAGCGATGCAGAGACAGTTAAAGAAGTAAGAGAAGCCTAAGCCCACAGGCTAATGTGTGGGTAGCTGGAGAAACAATATGGGATTAGAACTACGGCCTTATCAAGAGGCTACGCTGAAGGCATTGCGTGAGGGGTTTGCATCGGGCAAGAAAAGCTTGATGCTCTATGCCCCGACAGGAGCAGGCAAGACAGAGATGGCTATTGCTTTGCTTGAAGCCACAAAGATGAAGGGTAATCGGGCGGCAATGGTCTTAGACAGGATCATTCTGTGCGATCAGACCAGTCAACGGCTAGACAAGTACAAGATAGAGCATGGAGTTTTACAGTCAGGTCACTGGCGTAATCTCCCATCGGAGAAGATACAAATCTGCTCGGCTCAGACGTTGGAGAGAAGGGATGAGTTCCCTAACCTTAACCTACTCATCATTGACGAAGCCCACCAGACACGGGCGGCAACAGTTGAGTTCATCAAGAACAATCCAGAGATCAGAGTCATAGGTCTGAGTGCTACGCCATTTACCAAGGGGTTAGCTAAGGTGTATGAGGATGTGGTCTCTACTGTAACGACAAGGGATTTAGTAGATGACAAGGTGCTTGTCCCGCTAAAAGTATTTATTGCCAAAGAAATAAACATGGAGGGGGCTAAGAAGGTGGCGGGCGAGTGGTCTCCTACTGAGACTACCAAGCGGGGCATGCAGATCACTGGGGATATTGTGGTGGAGTGGGAGAAAAAGACCCATGAAATCTTTGGCAAGCCTGCTAAGACGATTGTGTTCTGCTCAGGCGTGGCTCATGGTGCTGACTTGGCGCAGAAGTTTGGTGAGCGTGGCTATAACTTTATTAACATTAGTTATCGGGATGACGATCAGTATAAGAAGGATGTGATCGAGGAGTTCAGTAAGCCTGACACAGAGATCAATGGCCTGATTGCTACTGACATTCTCACCAAGGGATTCGATGTGTCCGATGTGATGATCGGAGTATCTGCCCGTCCGTTCTCTAAGTCTTTGTCCTCTCACATTCAACAGATGGGACGGGTCATGCGTGGCCATGAGGGGAAAGAGTTTGCCGTTTGGTTAGATCACTCAGGTAACTACCTTAGATTCCGTGAGAATTGGGATGATGTGTTCGGTGGTGGTGTTAATGAACTAGATGACGGGGCGGAAAAGACTAAGAAAGAACCGACTGAGCGTGAGAAAGAGTTGGCTAAGTGTCCTGCGTGTGGTGCTTTGTGGCCTTTGAACTCTGATATGTGCAAGTCGTGTGGTCATATCCGGCAGAGAAAGACCAAGGTCGAGGCGGTAGCGGGTGAGATGGAGGAGTTGACGGGGACTATGACCCGTGACGACAAGCAAGTGTGGTGGTCGATGCTTAATTGGTACATCAAATATAACGGATGGTCGAAGGGGCGGGCGGCTAACGTGTACAAAGAAAAGTTTGGGGTCTGGCCTAGGTCATTGGCTGACACACCAGTCATGCCTGATCCCAAGGTAGTTAAGTTCGTGCAGGATGGTATCAATCGGTACATCAAACAGATTCGGAGGATGCGGTAATGGAATTCATTTCATTTTGCAGGGCGCATGGCATCATGATCGACATTCCTCCGCCTATCGGAGTGTGGAGGAGATACCCAACGGATGACCATCCAAGGAAGCGCAACGGGGCAGTCAAGTTCATGGGAGATCATGGCTTTGTGCAGAACCATGCTACCGATACAGAGGTATCTTTGTGGCAGACAGAGACACCCGTAAAGATAGATAGAAAGAAGATCGCTAGGGATATGCGGGAGGCTGACGCTAAGCGGATGGCTGACCAAGCGGATGCAGTTAAACGGGCAGCGTTCATCTTAAGTCAGACAGTCTTAGGCAAGCATGAGTATCTGAATGCCAAGGGGTTTGAAGGCGCAGAGGACATGATCTGGGGGCATGAAGGTAAAAAGACTTTGGTTGTACCGATGCGGGTGGATGGGCATCTTGTTGGATGTCAGCTAATCGAATCGGATGGCTCAAAGAAGTTTCTGTATGGTCAGCGCACCAGTAATGCTGAGCTAATCATTGACAACAAGGGTGTGCATATTCTGTGTGAGGGATACGCTACGGCTTTGTCTATACAAGCGGCTCTTAAGAAGATGAGTCGGAGGTACACCATTCATGTTTGCTTCAGTGCGGGCAACATGAAGAAGGTTGCTCAAGGCTTACCGGATGGCCTCCTCATTGCGGATAACGATAAAAGCGGGACAGGCGAGCGTGTCGCGAAGGAGATCGGATGGAAGTATTGGATGAGCGATGTGGTGGGAGAGGACGCGAACGATACCCATCAAAGGGTTGGCTTATTGAAGCTAGGTCTAAGCCTCGTTGCGTCATTGAAACTGGTCTGAGTAATACATGTGGTCAACGCTCAAGATTTCGGGGTTTAGCTTCTCCGCCATCTTGAGGTTGGCTAGTATCTCTAAGCCGATTTCGTAGCTCATCATGCCGTGGCCTATGTGGTCAGACTTGACAGTTACGAAACCGGATTCATCTTCTACGAGATAGATTGCGAACAAAGTTTTCTTTTTCATCAAAAGTATTTGCCAAGAACATAGCCTATTGCAATACAAACTGAGGCTAATTGCAAGGTCTCTTGCCAGTAAGTCGGACGATCTCCTGTGATTTCGATGGCGCATCCGTAGCGGGCGCGGTGTTCGGGGTCATCGGGAAAAGCCTCGGCTAAGGTGCGGGGGAAGGTTCTAGTTGTTTCCATGATTAGTCCAATGATTCTTTTACTTGAATGAGTTCTTCGAGGGTGTCGATGATAAATCCGTAGAGGTCAGTCAGTTCCGGAGGTTTACCCTCGGCAAAAGCCCTGCGTTCCATGTCTCGGAATATGTCTAGCTTCTCATCGTCCCAATAGCTTGATTGGTAGTTCATAGATTGGCCTCTAATTCTTTGAGTATTTCTCGCGCCTTAATAAGAGTATCGTTGTCTATCTCTGCCTGTCCACTATCAACAAACTCCCCGTAATGTTCCTCAATAAAATATTCTGCGAGAAACAATGCCATTCTTAGTTCGTGTATTTGATCTTTGGTCATGCTTTTCTATCCTTGAAGTATTTGCGAGCGTCTGCCCACACCCCACGGGCATCGGCTAAACCTGTGTAGTACTCACCGCAATATTCTTTATAGAAGTCGTCATCGTCCTGTGCCAACACAAAGGCTTGGACAATACCTCGCGGTGCGTCTGCAACATTTCTTAGATAGGAATTTATAAAGGCTTGTTGTTCTTCGGTGAAGTTTTCCGGCAACAGTTCCACGCTTTGAACAGTCCAGTTTGACAATTCCTTTTGTTCGTAGTTCTCTCCGTCCATTGTCTTAGCTTGTAAATGTGCATCATCTGCGGTGTCTGCTTCAACTTTAGCTACGCAAGTGATTGTGTACGAGGCGGTTACTTTGTATTTCATTTATTCCTCCATTAAAAATATGCCCTTGTGTACACAAGTGGCGAACAAGTTGTTGTCAGTTTCATTCTTGAACCCTACAAACCCATGCAGTTGGATGTGTCGGAACACCTCCCTCTGTTCCTCGGGTTCTCTATCAAAGAACCAATCCGTTTCGTAGTCAACACAGGCGTTTACCATCTGTGTTTTAGTTATTGCAGTCATTTGCTTTCTCCTTTAATTAGTCGTCTGTGTCTGTGTTTAGTTCAACGAATGGTTGTTCGTCATGGATAAATGAATCGTCTACGCTCGCAATTCGGCTGCGATTTCCGGCATCCCACACCATTACGTCAAGGTGCGGGGGCAGTTCGCTTAGGTGGGCGATAAGTTCTGAGACTTTCATGATGAAACCTTTTCTAATGCTTTACGGGTTTGTTTAATCTCAGTCAGAATAAATTCCGCCCAGTTGAGGGCTTCGTCCTCGTTAATTGTCCATATTGGGTCAATGCGTAGATCGCTAGCGGTCTCCTCTGCCGCTTCCCAATCTCCGTGGTCGCCCAAGTTATACAAAAGCCCATCAGGGTTTAATGCAAAGTAGATCATCGGATGGTCTCCTTAATGTATTGGTTAGCTTCTTCCTCGGTATCAAAGCCTAAATATTCTCCGTTCTCGTCTATCCATTCGTCCGTTGTATTGCCGTAGATAACCCAAATGTCATCTGACTGCTCAACGTGCCAACAGTTCGGGTCATTAAATCTCTCCATGTAAAGTTCATGCACAATCTTTTTGCAAGTTGTGTCATCTTCACCTGTCAAACGTGCCAGTTCTGCGGGGTGGTTCTCAACCAATAGATCGCTGATCTGTGCTTTTAGTTCTGCGTGGTTCATTTTCTCTGCCTCTCTAGTCGAACAGTTAGCTCAATAGCGGCTTCTATACTGTCCCAGTTGATACCAATGGTTGCGTCAAAGGCTTTAGCAACCCAGTGCATAGCCTCCTCAACCATGCCGTCAGTTAGTTCAACTTCCATCTGTTCCGCCACTGACCGGATGTCGTCCTCGTCCCAGTCATCGCGTAAAACTAAGCATCCGTTTTCTTTAATTACTTTTGCCATATCAATCCTCCGTTTCGTGTTCAAGTTCAGCGTGTATCGGGTCGGAATACGCTTGCAGTTTGTTGTCTAACTGAAAAACATAATCAAGTTCTTCCGTCAAATTGTTTATTGCGTCTAGCCTGTTATCGCCAACAACAAAAACATCTAGGGTTATCTTCCAAACTTTCATATTGATCCCTCCTCTTTCCATTCGTTAATCATGCTTATCGCCCAGTCAACGCAAAAGGAATAGTCCTCGAAGGAATAGCCTTGTGCAACATAGGCGCAAGCGTCATTCAATACTGCATCGGATGGCATTTCTACGATGTCCGTCCCTGCTTTAATGCGGTCTTTAACATCTTTGATGCTAAATATTGAAGTGATATGCCAACCATGCTTAGCCAGTTTGTCGGTGTAATACAGTAAAGCGCGGCTCTCGGTCATGAGGGTTTGATCTTTGTCAAAGGCTGAATAAAGTACGTCCTCGGCATGGGTAAACTTGTCAAAAAGGTTATCGCCCTTGGCATCGCAAAGGTATTCGCCCTCAAGTTCTCCGTCCATGTGTTGCACCATGAACCCGTCTTTTGTGCTGATAATTTCAATCATCGGATGGTCTCCTCGACATAAGCGGCATTGCCTGTCTGCTCGCGGTAAAAATTTGCCTCTGCGTAGGCGGCTGAGAAAGTCTCAAACTCGCCTAAAAGAGTGCCGTTGTGATTGCGTACTTGGTACTTCATCGGATGGTCTCCTCAATTTATGGTTGCGTAGTGGTGGTTTACTGTGTCGCGGATGGCGTCCAAATTCTGCAAGGCTTGGGCGTGTTGGGTCTCCAATGCTTTGGGTGTGCATCGGGCGACGCGGCTCGTCAAAAGCGTTTTGTTGTAGTCGTGAAACATTCGATGCGAGAAAAACTGACCCTCTCGGATGGTCACAACTGCGGTAGTCGTCAGGTTGCCGGATGATCTTTTCATCGTGGTAAGCGATAACTGCATTGAGTCGCTCAATAAAATATTGGTCTCGGTCATGTAACCGCTTGGTGTTTTGCGTGTGCGTGTGTTCATCTTGTCGCCTCTTGAATGTATGTTCTGACTGTGTGCATATCCTCATCGCTGACTGTGTAGGTATCACGTTGCCCCCCGTCAAGGCATAGACCGCCCGTAGGGTCGCCCCCATAAAAGCCCTCATGCCCGAGTAGCGTCCCGACGTAATAGCGGCTTACAAACCCGCCCCGCCCGTTGTCAGTCGGATAATTCGAGTCGTAGAATTCAACCATTGGTCGGTCGTCGTCATGGGTCAGGCAATCGTCGCGCCCGAATGGGTCGCCCTTTCGCACAATCCTGACGTTGTATTTATTAACTTTTAGCATTGCTTTTCCTTTGTTGTAGGGACAATTCCCCCCAAAGCCCTCGGGCGAAGGCTTCAGGCGTAACAGTCTCAAGTCATGCCGTTGTCTGCGTCTGTGCCGAAGGTCATCAAGTGCGTGTGCATTAAGTCCTCGGCTTCTGCGTAGGTGTCAAATAAGTTATCTCCATTGGTATCGCACACATACTCGCCAAGTTCCTCGCCTTGGGTGTGTTCAACCATGTAGCCGTTGTTGGTCTTGATAATTTCCAGTTTCATGTTTTCTCCTTTATGTGCGGGCTTCTGATCTGCCCAGTTCAAACAATCGGACGATCTCCAAGCGGTTGGCGGGGTCTTTGGCGGTGGCTTGAGCTAGCCAAGTGCGGTAGGTTTTCGCTCGTGCGCTGCTTTTTGTGCGCTCGAATTTATAGCCCATGTCGATGATGTAAGCGGGTGGATAGTTCATAGCGTCCTCACTTGTACAAAATCAGGTCGCGAAGTGTTCGCATCTCATCGCGCCATGATTGCCCGCAGATATAGTTCACCCCGTCATCGTCAACAGTTACGCGAGAGAAAAGCCCCGCATCTTGCCAAAGGGACAAAGGAAGGTTAATCCGTCGCGCCAATTTGTTGACTGTTTCGCGTCTGCAATACTTGCTCACCATGCAGAGTAGGTCGTGCTTTTGTGCATCGGTCAGGGTGGCGGGTTTCCCCGCTTTAGCGTCACAGATAAGGTTGTTGAGGTTGGTCATCGGATGGTCTCCTTTAAATTGTTGCGGGGTCATGGATAACTGGCTCGTCGTTTTTACTGGCGAGCATTACAGTAACTTCGTAGGATTTTTTGGCTTTAAAAATCTTTGAGGCGATCAGTTGCGCGTCGTATGAACGCAAGGCGTTTACAGTGATCTGTTTGCCTTTGTAAAAAGCGATATAGGTAAACATTCAAGCCTCCCAAATGCCGTAGCCCTTGGGCATACGTGAAAGCCCATGCTGAAGGCGGAATCGGGCAATAGCATCTTTTTTATTCGTGCCGTAGCAAGTCATGGCGATGTGTATCCATGTTGGGATGTGGACAAAATAGCGTTTCATCGGATGGTCTCCTTTGTGGTTTCTAGGTGGTTGTGAAGTTGCTCAAGTACTTGGGCGCGTGTGCCGGTATAGCCCTCGTTTTTGAGGATTTGATACGCAGACTGTCCGCGCTTTTTCATGCCCGCGATCTCAAGGCGCAAAGCCCCCCGAAGGGCTAGAAGGCGGTAGCGGGCGATCTTTTCGGGCGTGTCTAAAATAATGGCGTTCATCGGATGGTCTCCTTACTTGGTGGGTTTAACAACTTGGTACATGTCCCAACCGATAGTGACAACCATGTGTCCCTCGGTCAGAAGTTCCGCGATCATGTTCCGGTCGGCAGTGTTCCATCCCGCCCAGTCTGCGGGGTAGCGTTGAACTTCAGACCAACCGCGAAGTTCGGATTTTCTGTGGTGGGCGATTATTGGGGTGTTCATCGGATGGTCTCCTTTAGATGTAATTAACTGTCAGGGTGGCACAGTCAGCGAGTAACCCGCAGACCTCGCATTGATCGAAGTTTTCGCCCTCATCGGGTGACACATCAAAGACCTTGTGCATTGGTGCTTTGAGGTGGTAATGGTTGGGGAGGTTTTGTTCCCATTCCCACAGTTGCGCCCCCTCGTCATCGGTCAAGCCTGATTCATCGTCATTGATGAGGGCAGACACAAAGTGTTTTGCGATCTTGAATTCATAGGTTTTCATCGTCTCTCCTTTGGTTGGTGGTAAGTAATCCCCAAAGCCCTCACCGGAGGGCTTCAGGCATGCCTTAGCGCGTTTTTTTCTTGTCGAAGAAGCCTAGCCACTGAGTGCCGTCAACTTGAGGCTGAAACAGGTTGATTTCATATTCTTGGGTATGCGGAACAGGGACAAGAAAAAGGTTATAGGCGTAGCCCTCTTTATCCATGTGCTTGATAAGTTGCCGGAGGTCTCGCTTGTCGGTGGTTGTGATGTAGGTGCAAAAGGAGGACGCGAAGAAGTGGCAGTGATCGGGTTGAAGTTTGGTCATGGTTTTTCCTTATTTGTAATCGTGGATAGGGGCGCAGAGAATTTTGAACATCCGGTTAACGCTCTCGGTGTTGTAGGGAACAGGCTTGCCCTTGTCGAGCATGATGAAAGAACCATCGTCCAAGTGAACAGTGAAGTCAGGGTCGGCTTCACAGTAGACCAAGTAAATGTCTTGACCATTCAAGCGAGATTCAATCAACAGTTCGATGATCGAATCGGTTATGCCGTCTTGACTGAATTCTTCACGTTTTAGTGTGGGTTGCATTATCAATCCTTTGTAGGTGGTTGCATTGTAGTGTAAGGTTTTATTGTGCCTTACATATATATAGCATAATAGAATCGTGCCATGTATCAAAAAAGCCTTTAAAATCAACGCTAGGTATTTTCCCTATGTAATACGTTTGGTTTCAAAAATGCAGAGAATCAATAAATCATTTTGAAAACAAATTCATTACAAAAACAAGCTGCATAAAAGGGCTAGAAATCATTAATCATTTCTGTTCCAATCGCCCCGTCGGGACATAGCGAAGCGGAACGGCTTTGCCTCCCATTCCCCCAATCATGTAGGAGAGACACAGAGATGAAAACACTCACAAGAAAGCAGATCAGGGAAGGTCTAGAGCAAGTGCCAATGACTGAGCTTCTAGGCGTTTCCGATAGAGCTTTGACAGGGAAACAAAAAGAGTTCGCGAAAGGTCTCGCACTCGGTAAGACGAAGGCGGACGCATACCGGCAGAGCCACAAGAAGGAGGCGACGAAGGCGACGCTCGCGTGTGAGCCTTACAAGCTGGCCAGTGACCCAAGGATAGCCCTTGAGGTCGAGGCGTATAAGCTGGCCATTGAGTCGGCTAAACATCGCACCCCTGAAGCCTTGAGGTCGTTGGTAATTCAATCCCTTGTCCAAGTATTGATTGACCCTGAAGCAAAGCAGGCGACGAAGGTACAGGCGAGCAAGGTACTTGGCACCGTCACAGAGGTTTCGGCTTTCACTGAGAGGCGCGAGGTGCGTCACATCCGGTCTAGTGAGGACACCAAGGCCAAGATCATGGGGCAGTTGCGTGAGATGCTGAAGGCGGGCGCGGAGGATGTGACATTCGTGGAGGCGGACACCCTTTTGCGCGAGCTTGCGGGCGAGACCCACCCGTCCCCGACCCCCCCGAATGACGTTGCGGAGTCCCAAGATCCTATACATACTATTCAACCCGAACGATCAGTAGAAAAATCCGATTCGGCCCCACCCCCAGAAAAAGTTTCTGGCAGCATACCCACCCATGCGTTCAGGGAAGACACCCCGGGTAGAAATGATTAATGATTTCTACAAAATATTTTTCTAGAAAATTTGCAGAAATGATTAATGATTTCTACGCAGAAATGATAAATGAATTCTAGAGTTCAAATTAATCCCAAGATGACGGCTCGAAAGAGCGACAAGACGTTTAACGAGTGTATGGAGGTAGAGATGACCCCGGTGCAGAAGGAAGTGTTTTTGATTATTGATGAGTGGTGGAAGAGGTATGGGTTTAGTCCCAGTCTTAAGGACATAGCTCACCAGCGTGGAAAGATGAGTATGTCAAATACTTCAAAAATAATTAAGCGGCTTGTGAATATAGGTGTTATAAAGAAGGTTGATAGACAGGGTAGGACGATTAGACCTGTATACATAAACTTCAGGAACCTTGAATAAAGTCACACATGAAGCTAGAAGAGTTGATTGATAGTTTGCCGGAGAACGAGAAGGATTTGTTCTTATCGGAGGTGGAGGACTATAAGAGTGCGCTTGTGCGGGAGAAGGCGCAGGTGTCTTTTATGGACTATATCAAGACGATGTGGCCCGGTTTCGTTTCTGGAAGACACCACTCTTTAATGGCTAAGAAGTTTGAGGATGTAGCTAATGGGAAGATTAAGAGATTAATCATCAATATGGCTCCTCGGCATACTAAGAGTGAATTTGCAAGTTATCTGTTGCCGTCGTGGTTCCTTGGGAAGTTTCCTAATAAGAAGGTTATCCAATGTTCTAACACGGCTGACCTCGCGGTGGGATTCGGTAGGAAGGTACGTAACTTAGTAGACAGTGAACAGTACTCTAAAATTTTTCCTAACGTTTCTCTACGGCAAGACTCTAAAGCTGCTGGCCGCTGGGCGACGAACGGGGGCGGAGAATACTTCGCTATTGGCGTTGGAGGAACTGTTACCGGAAAAGGTGCGGATCTTTTAATTATTGACGATCCCCACTCTGAACAGGAAGCGGCTTTAGCTCAGGGGGATCCTACGGTCTTTGACAAGATTTATGAATGGTACACCTCTGGCCCTAGACAACGTTTACAGCCGGGAGGTACGATTGTTGTAGTGATGACCAGATGGTCGGAGAAAGACCTGACTGGTAGGATCATTAAGGATGCAGCAAGTAGGGATAGGGGTGAGGAGTGGGAGGTAATAGAACTACCCGCGATCATGCCCAGTGGTAAACCTCTATGGCCAGAGTTTTGGAGCTTGGAAGAACTAGAGGCTCTGAGAGATGAATTGCCTCCTTCTAAGTGGAATGCACAGTATCAGCAGAACCCTACGGGAGAAGAGGGTGCTTTAGTTAAACGGGAGTGGTGGAAGATTTGGGAGCATGAAGATCCTCCTAGGTGTGAATTTATCATTCAGAGTTGGGATACGGCATTTACTAAGAATGAGCGATCAGACTATTCCGCCTGCGTGACCCTTGGCGTTTTTCATCTAAATGAGAACCCCGAAGATATAAATATTATTTTGTTAGATGCTTTCCAAAAGAGGATGGAGTTTCCTGAATTGAAGGAGAAAGCGTTTAACCACTATAAGGATTGGGAGCCGGATGCTTTTGTTGTGGAAGCTAAAGCTGCTGGCGCTCCACTAATTTTTGAACTCCGGAGGATGGGGATTGTGGTGAGTGAATACACCCCGTCTAGAGGTAATGATAAATTTGTGCGACTAAACTCGGTGACTGATTTGTTCAAGTCGGGTAAAGTATGGGCACCTGATACGAGGTGGGCGCACGAGTTAGTTGAGCAGATGGCTGCGTTTCCGAATGCTGACCATGATGACTTGGTTGATGCTTGTGTACAAGGACTAATTCGTTTCAGACAAGGTGGATTTTTGCGGCTTGATTCAGACGAGCGTGAAGATCTAATCGGCTTCAGAAAGAAGCACGTTTACTATTGAGGCTCTCATGGAAAAATCTTTATACGAAATGCCACAAGGCATAGATGCCTTACAAGGCCCAGAAATTGAAATTGAAGTTGAAGATCCAAAGTCTATGTCTATTGAGATAGATGGGATTGAGATTGATTTGACTCCTCCGGCTGGAGAAGACGAATTTGACGACAACTTGGCTGAGTTTATTGACGAAGGAACTTTAGCTACGATTGGCTCTGATCTGGTAGAAGAGGTGTCTAGCGATGTGACATCTCGTAAAGACTGGGTGGAGATGTATGTCAAGGGTCTAGATGTTTTGGGGATGAAGTATGAAGAACGTACTGAGCCGTGGAATGGCGCTTGTGGAGTTTTCTCTACGATCCTTACAGAAGCTGCGGTTCGGTTCCAGAGTGAAACGATTATTGAAACGTTCCCAGCGGCGGGGCCAGTCAAAACTGAAATTATTGGTGCAATTGACCGACTTAAAACTGAAGCGGCTGCGCGAGTTCAGGAGGACATGAACTATAAACTTACGGAAGAGATGCCTGAGTATCGCCCTGAGCACGAGAGAATGTTGTTTAACTTAGGACTTGCTGGATCAGCTTTTAAGAAAGTTTATTACGATCCTAGCCTTGGCCGCCAGACTTCTGTTTATGTACCAGCCGAGGATGTAATTATTCCTTATGGCTCTAGTAGCTCTAGGACTGCTGAACGTGTGACTCACATCATGCGTAAGTCTAAGAATGAACTAAAGAAGTTACAGGTAGCAGGTTTCTATGTTGATGTAGAACTAGGAGAACCTAGTAACTTACACACTGACGTAGAGAAGAAGAAAGCGGACGAGCAGGGTTACTCAGTAACTGACGACGACCGCTACCAAATTTATGAAATCCAAGTTGACTATGATTTGCCGGGCTATGAAGATGAAGATGGCATTGCTTTACCTTACATCATCACGATTGACGTTGGAACTAATAAGGTTCTGTCTATTTACAGAAACTGGGATGAGAAAGATAAGAAGCGCCTTAAGCGCCAGCACTTTGTTCAGTACGATTATGTACCCGGCTTTGGTGCTTATGGCTTTGGTTTCATACACCTTATTGGTGGTTATGCCCGGGCCGGTACATCTCTTATTAGACAACTCATTGACGCTGGCACACTAAGCAATCTGCCCGGCGGCTTGAAGTCTAGAGGTTTACGAGTAAAGGGTGATGACACTCCTATCGCTCCCGGCGAGTTCAGGGATGTAGACGTACCAAGTGGGTCTATCAAAGACAACATCATGATGCTTCCTTATAAGGAGCCATCACAAGTTTTGTCTATGTTGTTAGATAAGGTCACTGAAGAGGGTCGTCGTTTGGGATCTATTGCTGATATGAACATCAGTGATATGTCTGCTAATTCTCCTGTGGGAACTACGTTAGCTTTGTTAGAGCGTCAGTTGAAAACGATGTCTGCTGTGCAGGCGCGGGTTCACTACGCTATGAAGCAAGAGTTCAAGATTTTAAAAGCGATCATTCGTGACTACGCTCCTACAGAGTATGAGTACGAACCTACATCTGGTACGAGGATGGCTAAGCAGGAAGACTATGACATGGTAGATGTCATTCCTGTATCTGATCCTAATAGCTCGACAATGGCTCAGCGCATCATGCAGTACCAAGCTGTAATGCAGATGGCGCAGCAAGCTCCTCAGATCTACAACTTACCTAACTTACATCGTCAGATGATTGAAGTTTTGGGCATTAAGAATGGCGAGAAGCTAGTCCCAACTCCTGACGACGAACAACCACGCGATCCTATTAGTGAAAACATGGCGTTCTTGAAGGGTGAACCTACTAAGGCGTTCATCTATCAAGATCAAGATGCTCACATTGCGGCTCATACTACGTTTATGCAAGACCCGATGATTGCTGCAACGATGGGGCAGAACCCTATGGCTCAGCAAATGATGGCTGCTGTTCAAGCTCACATCGCGGAACACTTAGGATTCTTGTACAGACGCAAGATTGAAGAGCAAATGGGTGTACCACTGCCTCCGCCAAACGAAAGATTGCCAGAAGATGTGGAAGTTCAGTTGTCAAAGCTTATTGCCGAGGCAAGTGCCCAGCTTTTACAGAGCAATACCGCTATGGCTCAGCAGAAACAAGCTCAACAACAGGCGCAAGATCCGCTTATTCAGATGCAACAGGCTGAATTGCAGATCAAAGCGGAGGAAGTTAAGCGTAAATCTGCAAAAGATCAGGCGGATATGGCTCTGGCTCAGGCTAGATTGGCCATTGATGCTGAAAGGATCAAGGCTGAGAGCCAGAGAGAGGTTATGCGCCTGCAATCCCAGCAGAAACAGACCGAACAGAAGCTTAAAGCTGATGTGATTACCAAAATGACGCGAGGCTAAATGACAAAACCCCTAGTTTCTCTATTAATGCCAGCTTATAACTCGGCCAGATACATTAAATATGCAGTTGATAGTGTATTGAAGCAGACTTATGAGAACTGGGAGTTGATTATTGTCGATGACTGCTCTGATGACGGGACATGGGAGGTGGCATATATGTTATCTACCTATGATTCCCGCATTAAAGCGTACAGAAATGAAGAAAACTTGGGGATTGTCAAGAATCGCAAGCGGGCCTATACGTTATCTACGGGTGATTTGGTAGGTCATCTAGATAATGACGACATATTAGAGAGATATTCACTGGATGAGATGGTTAGAAGCTTCGATCAGCTACCAAATGTAGGATTAATCTACTCAGATCTGGCTCAAATTGGTGAAAAAGGTGAACATCAACTGTATTCTGAGAGTAAAACCTTTGATATTAACGTTTTGCACCAGCATGGATGGCGGCATTTTGGGATGTATCGCCGAAAAGTAATGGATGTTATAGACGGATATAACGAAAAACTGGTCAGTGCGTGTGAAGATGGGGATCTTTTCATGCAAATTTCAGAGAAATTTCCCATCGTTAGACTGCCTAAAGTGTTGTATTTATACCGCGCACACTCAGGAAATAACAGTGCAAACAACAAAAAGTGCGAAAGCTGCGAGGAGCGGCCAGTTTGCAATTACATGAGAGTGTGGAGTAAGTCCGCTAAATTCGATCCTATAACTTTTAAACCATTAGAGGTGCATCATGGAACTGAAAATATTTGAAGTTCTTAATCAAAAGATTAATGAACGTGTACAAGATTTGACTGGATCTTTATGTGATGGCGTGGCTAAAGACTACGCTGATTACAAAGGTATGTGCGGAGTAATCAAGGGTCTACGAACCGCGCAGTATGAGTTGAATGACCTTTTAAGAAAAATTAAGGATGATGACGATGAGTGAATTTGATGTGTCTGCTGTTGATCTATCTGGTCTTCTCAACAAAGATCCAGAGGAAAAAGCACGACAAGTGCCCGATCCCGCTACTTATCACCTTCTGTGCATGCTTCCAAAAGCAGAAGATGAATATAGCGAAACCGGCATTTTAAAGTCCACCACGGCAATGCACCATGAAGAATTGCTTTCTCCCGTCTTGTTTGTGGCCAAGATTGGCCCAGACGCTTTCAAAGACGAAAAGCGATTTCCTTCAGGGGCTTCATGCAAAGTTGGAGACTTCATCATTACGCGACCTAATACTGGGACGCGAATGAAAATACACGGTACCGAGTGGCGACTTATCAACGACGATAGCGTTGAGGCGGTTGTTCAGGATCCCCGTGGAATTCAGCGACCTAACTATTAAGGAGTAGTCTATGGAAAATTTTAATAAAGAAGAGTTTACTTTTCCTGATGAAGAAAAGAAACCTGCTGTTGAAGATGATGGCGGGGTAGATGTAGAGATTCAAACATCTGCGCCAGCCAAAAAAACAACAGTTTCTAATGACGATGATGAGATTGAAAAGTATGACGAAAAGGTAAAGAAGCGTATAGCTGACTTACAGTCTGGTTTTCATAGCGAACGTCGTCGTGCCGAGGAAGCTGCTCGCGAGCGGGAAGAGGCTATTGCCTTTGCCCAATCAGTGGCCGAAGAGAATAAAAAGCTCAAAGGTTCATTATCCGAGGGGCAGTCAGCATTATTAGAGCAGGCTAAAAAAGTAGTCTCTAATGAGGTGGACGAAGCCAAACGACGCTATAAAAATGCTTATGAATCAGGTGATTCTGACGCTTTAGTTGAGGCTCAGGAGTTATTAACTTCTGCCAAAATTAAAATGGAGCGAGTAAATAATTTCAAACCCGCTTTACAAAAAGAAGAAAATGAAGTAAAAATCGCACCTAGGGAAGTCCCTCGTCAACCGCAAGCAGACCCTAAAGCTGCTAGATGGCAAAGCGAGAATTCTTGGTTCGGTAGCGATGATGAGATGACCAGCTTTGCTCTGGGCTTGCATACCAAGCTCATTAAGAATGGCATTGACCCTAACTCCGACGAATATTATGCGCGACTTAATTCGCGAATTCGCCAAGTGTTTCCAGAGAACTTCGATCTGGAAAACAACGAATCGGAAACTCAGCAGAGTCAATCCGCTCCTCGTCAAAAATCGAATGTCGTCGCACCTGCGACAAGGAGCACCTCATCTTCCAAGATACGGCTCACTCCATTTCAGGTAACGATGGCTAAGAAGTTCGGTGTATCTCACGAACTGATGGCTCAAAAAATTGCAGAATTAAGAAAAGGTAATTGATATGTCTGAAACTCAAACTCGTGCTAAGCGTGACACTGAAAGCCGTGAGGCTGTTGCCCGTCCAAAACATTGGATGCCGCCCCAGCTTTTGCCTGATCCTCATCCAGAGCCGGGCTATGCTTTCCGTTGGATCCGTGTTAGTACCTTGAACAAGTCTGACGCTACCAATATCTCTTCAAAACTGCGTGAAGGCTGGGAACCTGTAAAGGCTTCTGACCATCCTGAAATCCGTTTGTTTGGATCTAGCGGTAACGCACAGTTTCCAGATAGCGTTGAAGTCGGTGGTTTGTTACTTTGCAAAACCCCTGTAGAGTTTACTGAACAGCGTAATGCGTATTATCGCCAGCAGGCGGATGCTCAGATGCAGTCGGTAGACAATACTTATATGCGCGAAAATGATCCACGGATGCCTATGTTCAAAGAACGTAAGTCCACGGTCACTTTCGGAAAAGGTACTTAAATTTTTTGGAGACTTAAATGTCAATGACCAATACTCCCTATGGCTTACGAGCCATAAATCGTAACGACGGTATGCCTTATGCCGGTGCTACGAGTCAGTTCTTGATTGACCCAGCAGGTCTTGGTTCCAACTTGTTCTTTGGACAAGCTGTAATCATTAATGCTAACGGTTATATCGCTTTGT